GGCGTGCTATGCCGCTGGCCGGACGCGCGGCTCCGGCCTGCAAGGTACTGGCGCAGCCAAGGCCAAGGTGCCGCGCACCGAGGTGGTATGGCGAAACCCGCGCGCGGTGGAGATGACGCGCGGAGGTACAGGAGAATTGGGCGGGAAACCAAGAGAGACAATGCCTTAGACCAGAGGGGGTGGTCGCATGATCCGCAAATGGACCAAGTACATCATAATACATTGTTCAGCTACCCCTCCAACGCTGGACATTGGTAAAGAAGAGATTGATAAGTGGCACCGTCAAGCGGGTTGGTTTGGGATTGGTTATCACTTCGTAATTCGGAGGAATGGGGCTGTCGAAATTGGGCGGCCTGTAATGGAGGTCGGTGCCCACGCTCAAGGATGCAACGCAGTTAGTGTGGGTGTGTGCTTGATAGGTGGAGTTGATTCTTCTGGACGAGCGCAGGACAATTTTACACCCCAGCAATGGGAGTCTTTACTGCACTTGTTAAAGACGCTGAAGGCACGCTACCCTGAGGCAAAGATTATAGGACATAACGAGGTGTCTAATAAGGCGTGTCCCTCTTTTGATGTCCAGAAGTGGAAAGCTACGGTGGGGCTTTAGAAATAGCAAGGAGGGAAAGAGATGCTATATTTGCGAGAGGAAACCGATTTGATCATTATCCACTGCTCTAATACTCCGCCCACTATGGATATTGGCAAGAAAGAGCTAAACAAGTGGTATCGTCAGCGGGGATATTCCGACAGCGGCTTCCATTTCGTGATCCGCAGGGATGGCACCATAGAGACTGGACGCAACCCGCAGGCTGTTGGGGCGCATACTGTAGGGCACAATTTCACGAGCATTGGGATTTGCTTGGTTGGCGGGGTGAGCAAGGGCAATGCCCCGGAGAACAATTTTACGCCGGAGCAGTGGGATTCTTTGATTAAGCTTTTAAAAGGGCTTAAGACTAAGTACCCAGAAGCTAAGATCATAGGGCACAACGAAGTGGCATTAAAGTCGTGTCCCTCTTTTGATGTCCAGAAGTGGAAAGCTACAGTGGGGCTCTAAAGCGGTCAGGATAAGGGGCAAATACCATGGGGGTTATAAGACGGGTGCGGTGTCCTACCTGTCAAGAACTAGGCAGGGATAGGCGGGGTGATAACCTCGTGATATATGCCGACGGCCACGGCTATTGCTTTAGCTGCGGTGCGTATTTCCCCGCTTATAATACGTCTTCCTTGTGTCCAGATGCGGGCCCTCCAGGGCAGAAAGGGTGGGTGAAAGTGGCAGAAGGACTTATATCACCTGGGGAGTATCTCCCGCTTATCAAGCGTGGTATAACCCAAAAGACGTGTGAGTTTTACGGATATACGATTAGCGAGCACTGGGGGCAGAAGGTACAGGTTGCACCTTATTACGACAGCAAGGGGAACCTTGTGGCGCAACACCTCCGAGGACCTAATAAGCAGTTTTGGTGGCTGGGGGATTTCTCTAAGGCCACCCTCTTTGGTCAGCAGCTTTTTAGAGATGGCGGGAAAATGGTCGTAGTTACAGAAGGCGAGATTGACTGTCTTTCTGTAGCCCAACAATGGGGGTGTAAATACCCGGTAGTTTCAGTTCCCAATGGTGCACAGGCGGCCCGTAAGGCTATTGCACAAAACAGCGAATGGCTGGAGCAATTTGATCGAGTAGTGTTGTTGTTCGACAACGACGAAGCAGGTATAGCTGCTGCTAAAGAAGCGGCCACAGTCTTAACCCCAGGCAAGGCGTACATAGCCCGGACGCCTTTAAAAGACGCTAACGAAATGCTTAAGGCGGGGCGAGGGGCGGAGCTGATTGATATCGTTTGGGGGGCTAAGGTGTTTCGCCCAGACGGTATTCTGAACGGTGCGGAGTTATGGGAGGTTTTAAAGACTGAGCCCACCCCTGGACTGTCTTTGCCTTATCCAAAACTACAGGATATGACCGTAGGAATTCGAAAGGGGGAGTTATGGCTTTTTACAGCGGGGTCCGGAATAGGAAAGAGCACCATGGTTAACGAGATAGGGTATCACCTATTCAAGGCCCATGATCAGACCATTGGGGTTATTGCCCTTGAAGAGTCGGTGAAGAGGGCAGCAGAGCGCTATGTGAGTATGGAGCTAAATAAGCCGGTACATTTGACTAGAGAGGGGGTCTCTGAGGAAGATTTACAGGGAGCGTTTAACCAAGTTTTGGGGAGCGGGAAGTTTTGGTTCTATGACCATTTTGGAAGCTCTGAGGTAGACAACATCCTGGCAAAGATCCGGTACATGATTGTCGGCCTAGGTGTAGACTTCCTTATCCTGGATCATATAAGCATTGTTGTTTCGGGATTAGAAGAGACAGAAGAGTCGGAGCGTAAAACGATAGACCGGCTGATGACTAATCTACGAAGGCTGGTGCAGGAGACAGGCGCTGGGATACTGGCGGTGGTGCACCTAAAGCGTCCGGATAAGGGGAGGGGCTATAACGAAGGCCGAGCAGTCTCCCTGATTGATTTACGAGGGAGCGCCGCTTTGGAGCAACTAAGCGATGTAGTGATTGCGCTTGAGAGAGATCAGCAAGGGGATGCCCCCAATGTATCACAGGTAAGGGTTCTCAAAAATCGTCCGGTAGGGTTAACAGGGCTTGCGGATACTCTTTTGTATAACCCAAAGCATGGGCGTCTACTGGCAGAAACCGTGGTTGATGTTCTGGTAGGGGTGGAGGCTGATGAGGCGGCCGGGGAATTTTAGCGCGGTATGAGGGGGGCGTATAGGGATGTGCGGGCTAAAGGAGAGGTGCGCCAATGTCTCTAGTGTTTGATGTAGAGACAAACGGGCTGCTTGACACTCTTTCGAAGCTTCATTGTCTAGTGATTTTGGATACCGATACAGGTAAATTAATATCTTGTGCTGATGTGGAGCCTTATACTCCTATTCATGAGGGGCTTAAGATGCTCCAGGAAGCGCCTATGATCGTCGGCCATAATGTTCTGACATTTGATATTCCCGCCATTCAAAAGTTGTGGCCTAAATGGGCGCCCAAGGGGGAGGTGTTGGATACTCTTATTCTCTCCCGCTTGATCATCCCAGAGATTGCCGTTAAGGACTATGCGATTGAGCGGGATGCCCCAGGAACAATTCCGCATCAGCTTATTGGCAAACATGCTTTAAGGGCCTGGGGTTATCGTTTAGGGATCCTAAAGGGGCGCTTCTCAGAGACTACAGACTGGGCTGAGTGGAGCAAGGATATGCAGGAGTATTGTGAACAGGACGTCAGGATCACGGCCGCGTTGTATTCGCGGCTTATGGCAACAAACCCTAGCCCTGTCGCAGTGACCCTTGAACATAAGTTTCAGGAGGTCATATTCAAGCAGGAGCGCTTTGGGTTTGCTTTTGACGTCCAGCAAGCGGAAGCCTTATACCGGGAGCTCAGCAAGCGCCGGGCTGAATTGACGGCAGAATTGCAGAGAGCATTCCCTCCCAAAGAGATCCGAACGGAGTTTATCCCGAAGGTTAATAACAAGGCCAAGGGGTATGTAAAAGGGCATCCATGTGTTAAGGTGTCTTATCAAGAGTTTAACCCTTGTAGCCGTTTACAGATTGCTGAACGGTTAAAGGAGGCATATGGGTGGACGCCCACGGCTTTTACACAGAGCGGGGCACCTGAAATTTCTGAAGAGATATTGAGCGGTCTTCCTTGGCCTGAAGCTAAGCTCCTTACGGAGTACCTGATGCTTGAGAAACGGATCGGGCAGCTGGCGGAGGGAAACGCAGCGTGGTTGAAGTTGGTTAAGGATGGGCGCATACATGGGCACGTTATTACCAATGGGGCAGTCACTGGGCGTTGTACGCATAACACCCCTAACATTGCCCAGGTGCCCGCTGCTGACCCTTCGGTCCCTTACGGGAAAGAGTGTCGCCAGCTTTTTGGTCCTGGCGAGGGGTATTTACAGGTGGGGTGTGATGCGTCGGGATTGGAACTCCGGTGTCTGGCCCATTATATGGCGCGTTATGATGGGGGTGCGTATGCGCGAATACTGTTGGAAGGAGATATACATACCGCAAACCAGGAGGCGGCTGGGCTTGCCACCAGGGCCGAGGCCAAGCGATTCATATACGCCTTTCTCTATGGCGCGGGTAACCAGAAGCTAGGGAGTATTCTAAAACCTCATGCATCAGAGGCGGAACAACAGAGGGCAGGTAAAAGGGCGCGGGAAAAGTTCCTGAAGGCGCTACCGGCGCTCCGGAACTTGATCAACGATGTACAGTCAACGGCCCGTTCTAGGGGGTGGCTGAAGGGGTTGGACGGACGGCGTCTTTACATTCGGTCGACACATGCAGCTTTAAATACTCTATTGCAGAGTGCTGGAGCCATTGTTATGAAGCAGGCCACGGTTCAGCTTTGGGAGGACTTGGAGGCTGCAGGCTTTACGTTTGGTAAGGACGTTGCACAGCTTGCCCATATTCACGATGAAGTACAGCTAGCGGTCAGGCCTGGTTTAGAGGACTTTGTAGGCGAGACTGCCGTTGAGGCAATCCGAAAGGCTGGGCGATTCTTTGGGTTTCGGTGTCCCCTTGATGGGGAGTACAAGGTAGGTCGCAATTGGGCGGAGACTCACTAAGGTTAGGGGGAATGGAATGTGAACGTTGAGTTGAAGCAGTGCAGTGACGTGGCG